TATGGTTCTCTAGTTAATTGTTCTTTGAGTCCATCAATATGGTCTGAATAGATGTGTGTGTCACCCAAATTACCAATTAACTCTTCTGGTATCATATTAGTCATTTTACCCAATATCGTCAATAACAAAGCATAAGATGTGATATTATAGGGAAGCCCCAATCCGGTATCAACCGATCTTTGATTCCACATTAAAGAGATTGCTCTGGTTGGAATATTGTTAATAGTTAATAATTCTTGAACAGTATCAGTTATTTTCACACCTTCATATCCTTTTGGATTTTCTAATTTAACCAATAACTTAATTCTTTCTTCATCACTCAACTCTCTTGTCCAAACTTGAAATCCATAATGACATGGTGGGAGCACCATATTTGGTAAATCCGCTGGATTCCAAGCTGATACCATCAATCTTCGGGAATCAGGATTTGTTTTAAGGTCGTTGATTAGGTTTTGGATTTGGTCTATCTTTCCATTAACATAAGCAATTTGTTCTCCATTTGTGAACTTATCAGTAAACTTCCAACTTCTCCATTGCTTCCCATAAATGGGACCAAGTTCACCCCACTTCTTAGCAAACTCATCATCGGTTTTGATTTTGTTGATGAATTCTTCTATTGGATGTGGTATTAAACTATTTCTATAGAATTCACCTAATTCATTTTTTTCTAAGTATTCATCCATAAAGTGCTTACAATAGTTCTTATAAGCGTCTCCTGTCCATATGTTACAATCATTATCCACCAAGTACTTAATGTTTGTATCACCCCTTAAAAACCAAATCAATTCGGTCACAATTCCCTTGAAATACATTTTCTTGGTAGTAATGATTGGAAATTTACCATCTGACATTTTATGTCTTATTTGTCTACCAAATACTGATAAAGTTCCAGTACCTGTTCTATCATTTTTCTTAACCCCATTTGTTAATATATCTTGTAGGAGTTCTTGGTAGTCTTTATCTAGTTTGTTCATTATTTATTAGTTCTATTTGTTTTTTTAATTCATTACATATTTCATATTCTTCGTGTTTAATGAAATAAGGTAGTAAATAATTCTCTAATATTTCCAATCTTTTATGACTTTCAAGTCCATCCATATTGAAATCTGATTTCTTAACATCATTGTATGTTTCCCACATTACTTTGTTTAATAAATCGTAATTACTCATATCTTTGTTTAAATTCATCATTTTTATTATTAAATTCATCTTCAGTCAAGATGATTAATTCATCAGGATTACTGAACATTTCTTCAATTTGGGGTTGAGAACCAAGTATATCCCCACTTTCATAAGTTTCCTTTATTTCGGTTGCTTGTTTTAAGAATTTCTTATATATCATGTTTGATTGAAATGTATATATCATTGTACCATCCAAAGATTTCTTCTTTGCAAATTGTAACTAATCTAAATTGTCTCATATCGATTTCCATTTCAACGAATTCACTTTCATTTGGAAATCTAACCCATCTTTTTTCTTTCATCATTCAAATGTTTCAATTTTTGTGTAAATTTGTTTTAATTCTGTCCAATTACCTTTATAAGTTGTTGCCCTCACAGGTCGATTATCAATCCAATGATATATTTGTCCATCTTTACATCTTGGCTTATCCATTATCAATCCGTGGAATTTGAATCCTTTCAATCTTAACCAATCTTCAGTAATATGTCTATCTTTACTCTCTCTGGCCGTAAAAAAAGTTATGATATTTCCTTCGTCATACCATTTATTAAGAATCTGTCTACTTTCTTCATAGTGTAAAGCAAATGGATATAGATGTGAATCTTCATTTCTGATATCCTCACAAATTGTACCATCAATGTCAATTAAATAAACTTTATTTGTTGTTTGAATATTTTTGAATATGTGTGCAACAACATCCACAGTCCAACCATTACCCAACATTTTTCTTGCTTGTGAATCACTGATAACACTCGTGTATCCATCAGGAATTGTTTGTAGTCTTTCCATTTCAATTGGATATAATTTTCGATATTTCCAATTTGGGTCAACAATAAAATCTAATGGTGATTCAACAGTTACCAAACAATTACCTTTTCCACTTTTATTGGTGACATACATTTTAAATTCCTTACTTCTAGGTGTGGAATCCTTTCCTGTTTCCATCCTGATTTTTCTACGCATTTCTTTACCCTCATCAGTTCTTGTTTCATAGAATGAAAAGGGAGGTTCATTAAATCAATCTCCACCTTTTTACCATTCATAGCGTACAGAACCATTGTTCTCTGTTTCCTTTCAATACTATTCCAAGCAACTGCACCATTATATGATGCTGTCAGGGCATATGCTTTTTCATCAACGGTCATTCTTGAATCCACAACACCATCAACTAATATATCTTTCAATATTATTTTTTTATCTTCAGGTTGGGTTACGTTGGGAATGTTTGTCCAATATAATCTTCTTCTATTTTGTGCTGAAACAAGTGCTGAATTGATTTCGATTGGCTTAACTCCTAACACATCAGAAATAATATTTTCCCACTTCTTTAACATCTTAACATTTTCCAACAAAAAGTATTTTGGTTTAACTTCTTTCAGGATTCTAACATATTCCCAAAATAGATAAGATTGTCCTTGGAACTCAAATCCATCATTTTTCAATCTGAGGTATTCGTCCAAAGTGGTAATTTCATAATTGTCTTTTGTTGCCATACCTTTCATATTACCAGCAAAAGACAAGTTTTGACAAGGTGAACCACCGAATAAAATATCTATTGTAGGTAGATTACTACTAGTTATTTCTTTTATGTCCCCCAATTGAATTGTATTGGGGTAATTGTGTTGTGTTACTTTAATAGCATACTTATCCACTTCTGAGGCAAAGTAATTATCATACTTTATCCCAGCACGATTCAAGGCAACTTGGCCACAACTAATTCCATCAAAAAGACTTAATACATTCATTATATAATATTTTTAAAAATATGTGCAATTACATCCACAGTCCAACCATTTCCAATCATTTTATATCTCTCAGTATTACTCACAACTGATGTATAACCTTCAGGTATTGTTTGTAATTTCTCAAATTCATCAGCAGTTAACAACCTACATAAACTTTTATCCTCATTGAACAAATATTGGTTTGTGTGGCAATTCTTGGTGGTTAAACAATTTGATTTTTCATTTGAAATCAAATTGGGTCCTTTATCAATTCTCATTTTATCACCCCACTTATTATAAAAACATTTTGGTATTTCTCTGAACTTAGTATTACCTAAGACATCAACAAATTTAATATTTTTATTTATAGGTTGGGTAATATTAGGAATATTTGTCCAATATAATCTTTCTCTGTTCTGAGCTGATACTAAATTACTATTGATAAGGATTGGTTCAACCCCCATTTCTTTTGTGATGATATCTTCCCACTCCTTTTTCATTTTTACATTTTCTAATAAAAAGTATTTTGGTTTAACTTCATTCAATACTCTAATGAATTCCCAAAATAATTTACTCTTTCCATCAAAACCTGCCCGACTACCAGCAGAAGAAAAACTTTGACATGGACTACCACCCATTAATAAATCAATGTTAGGTAAATCAGATCCTTTTATATTATGAATATCACCTAATTGAATTGTATTGGGGTAGTTGTGTTGTGTTACCTTAATTGCATGAACATCAATTTCAGAGGCATAATAATTTTTATATTCAATTCCAATATTGTTGAGGGCAATTTGTCCACAACTCATTCCATCGAAGAGACTCAGTATATTCATTTATTTTCTAATTGATTAATATGATGTTGAAGGTACCATAAGGCTTTTTTCAAATCCTCTATTGATTTGTTTGGGTCTTTTTTACCAGATCTACTAATATATTTAATCGTATTACCCAAAGAAAATCCCAAATTCCAAGCATCAATAACTTTTATTGCTTCATAAACATTTTCGGCTCCCCCATAATGAGAAGGATGATTTATATTTTCTTTCTTTTCCCAAGTTTTAGTTATGGTCTCCATTTAATATCTTCTATTTTAAGTTTATTTGTTTTTTCTTTCATTGTGGAATAATCTTCAACCAAGTGGTCAATTATCTCGGACAAAGCATCAGCACCTTTTTCTTTTTGTGATTTGTAATATGAAAGAGAAACATCTTTGGTTTCTTTCCACCCTTTTGAGTTTGTTAGTGTAATCCTAATTTTTAAATTTTCCATATATTCGTTTTGTTTTTACAATAAAAAAAGGTTCTAACTTTTGTCAGAACCTTTCAATAATCAGATTTATATTTTTAAAAAGCTGTTAACTGATTTGCTTGTTCCGACCAAGTCCAATTGAATATTGATTTGTTTGCTCCAATAGTTCTGTTTGTAACGTTAGTAGCAAAGGTACTAGTACCATTTTTAAATACACTATTCAATGTAACATTTGTAGGAAGTATAACTTGTAAATTTGAAAAAGTCAAAACTCCATTAGCTAAATTATCAGTTGAGCAAGTAGAATTAGTCGGATTTGATATTGATAAGTCACCTCTACCCGCAATTGCTGGGTCAACAAAATCAAAGAAGAAAATATTTTCAAATGTTCCTCTTGGACAAGCTCTGAAATCTCCTAATTCTGCTTCTGGACTTCCTTTTACCGAACCATTTCTTATAGTGTGAGAAGCTAAATAAGTTCCTTCAGGACCATCTATCTCTAATGCATGATCTGTAGCACTACCACAAATAACAATGAAATTTTCCAAAGTTCCAGCCCAAGATTGGTCAGTATCAATCGCATCATCACCTGAATACCAAACAATTAGATTTGTCATATTAACTGTTCCACCAAAGAACTCAACACCATCATCTTGATTTCCTACGATTTCAATATTTTCAACAATAGTACCTGAACCAACACCACCTAAAGTAAGTCCATTGATTTCATTTCCATTTCCAATATTTGCACCACCATGTCTGATAGAGACATATTTTAAAACACCTGAGTTGTCAAGTGGGTCTGTTCCACCATATAAACCATTAGGGTCTGTAGTTGGGATTCCTTCGATTTGAATTTCATTTGCTGAAGCTGAGATTGGTGCTCTACCTAAAACTATAACACCACCCCATAATCCTTGTGTTGTTGGGTCAAGATTTGGTGATGTGAAATTACCTTGTTTAACTTGTTCAGGTGTAATCTCATCAGCAACTGATGTGAATATGATTGGTAATGCAGAAGTACCATTAGCCATAATTTTACCACCTCTTGCAACCAATAAAGCTGTTGCATTTGCACCTGTACCAGCTTGTCCTTTGATGATTGTACCAGGTTCGATGACAAGTGTAGCACCAGGTAATACAGTAATTCTTCCAGCCAATTCATAAACATTGTCAGCAATCCAAGTTGTATTATTTGTAATGTTTTCAGATACAATAACATTTGTTGTTGTACCTTGGCAAGTTCCATCAACACATACTTGACCATTAAGACACACTACATCACCACAAGCATCTTTTTGTTTACATGATTGTAACATTGCCATTACGACAAATAATAAAATAAAAAGTTTTTTCATAAAATTGTTTTAATTTGTTTATTAGATTTCAATAATTAAGACAATTCTATCAAAAGTACTAATTTTCAATATTATCTAATTGCTAAGTTTTTTGTTTGTAAAACATATGACATTACTTTTCTTTTGAAAAGAGGTAATAAAGTCTCATTCATCGGAACTTCTTTTTCACAATGTAGGTAAAATGCTGGTAACTTGTTACTTGTTGATACAAGGTAAGTAAAATAATTTTGGTCTTCTATCTTCTTAAATGTGGTTTTAGTTTCACCTTTGTACTTTCTAATATTGTACTCCCAAATGTCTATTAAATTATTAGATTTGGTATAGAAATAACCTTTCTTTTATTCCAAATTATCTTCGTTTACAATTTATACCACTTCAATTGCATCATAAACTAAAGTCCAAATTGATTTAATTATATCAAAATAATCTTGTAGTTTGGCCAAACTATATTTAAGGATTTCTCTAAGTTGAACTTGTTCTGATACTGACAATATGGGTAACTCTTTTGTCTTCAAATCATTGAAGGTTAACTCATCATCAGTTAACGAAAGTTTTTTATCAGTATATATAATTTTATTATTCTTAATAATGTTTTGAACATTTGCTAAATGGAGTGTGATTTCAGTAAACATAGGGTACACTTTCATTTCCTCCAATTGTTTGTTCAATTTTTGAAAATAACCCAATAATACGTATTGTTTCAATTCGGCATCAATAACTCCATCGAAAATCCAATCTGTGTCCATCACAAACTCTATTTTATTTTTCTTCATAATCAAAATATAAATAAAGTTTTATCTAAAATAAACTAGTTCGTTCTCATTACAATAAAACTATGGGATTTGCCATCAGTTGTTTTTATTGTCACATCATCATATTGTCCATCATAACCATTTAATGAACCAAGTCCATCATGATCCACAATATCTGTTGCTATACCTTTGATATTAACCCAATTACTTAAATCATAACCCATTTCTTTCATCCAACCTATTTCATCGGTATTTCTTAGATAATAATTGACTTTTTCATCAATCATATCATCAGTTGGTTCTGTATCTGGTTCTATACTATCTAACTCATCTTGGAATTCCTCTATTTCGGTTTCCAATTCAGCTATTTCATCTTCATTTTCTGTGTTTTTTAATTTTTCTCTCAATCCTTCAATTTCGATTTCTAATTTTTCTTTTCTATCTTCTTGTTCATCAGTTAATTGATAATCATCTTCATTGAAGTAAACATCAGGATTTTCAGTTATGTCATCTCTATAAAAATCTTCCATATAATCTCTAACTCTTTCTTTATCAATATTATTTTCAATTAACCAACCTGATAATCCATCAATTCCAACATCCTCAATTAATTGTTCTTGGTTTTCAATTGCCGCTTCATACATGTCATCATATCTTCCAACCATATAATCTTGATTTCTTAATCCAACAACCTCAAAATAATGTATTCTACCAGAACGATTTGGTGGTATTACATAATATACATCAGCATATTTATTCTGAATCTCTTCGATTTCATCTTCTAAAATATCAATTTCTTCATATAATTCATCTCTTTCTTCTGAATCTAGGTCTAATTCAGACCCTTGTTGTATAAGTTCTTCGATTCTTTGTTTTTTGGTTTCAATTTCAGTTTTTGTGTCTTCATCCATCTCAACCAAATCACCATCTGATACCAAGTTTTGAAACAACGCATTTGCGGCCAATCCTTCTTCATCGATTTTTGGATTATCTAAATCCCAATCACCATCTTCTCTTCTTTCATCAGCTTCAGCCAATTTTTTCATTTCTTCTCTCCTGATTCTTATTCTTTCTCTTTCTGAACCATAGTCTATAACATTTCCTTTTACATCAGTTTTACTTATGTCTGCAATTTTAGTATTACTAATATCTAAATTACCATTAATTGCTATAACATTTCCCAAACTCTTAGTCGGAGTTCCACTGAGATTAACATCACCAATAATATAAAGTGGTTTACCTTTGAATTTTTTCCCTTCAGTAACTTTGGAATTATATGACGCAGCCTTCATAAAAAAAACATAATCTTCAGCACTGATTTCATAATAATCCTCATTTTCTTGTTCTTTCAACAAGTTGATTATTTTTTTTAATTGTGACTCTTTTAATAAAATTTTCATAGTAATTAAGTAGTAAAAATTTATTTACATATAATAAATAGTTCAGATATTTATTATTGAAGTTGGCTTCATAAATATAATAAAATTTTACTAATATGGGATGTGGATGTAAAAATAAACCACAAAGTCAACCAGCCCCTTCAACACCACCTGCTTCAACTTCGGCACCAACAAGTCCAAGACAGCAGACGAATAACAACATTCAAGAATCAATCAAGAAAGTTGTTGAAAAATATTACAAGAGAAAATAATTTTTTCTTAGTGGGGTAAGGTTAAGATTTTGAAGGGGACAATAATTGTCCCTTTTTTAGTTTAAGTATTTAACCTTCAACTTTTTTTTATTATTGATTTGATAAAAAAACTATGAAGTATATAAACAAATTTTCAAAAGAGGGTTTTGTAAACCTATTTGCTGACTTTATTGTCAAAAATGTAAACCCAAACTTTACCTCAAGATTTCAAGTTGTTGATTTCAAATCATTTTTAGTTGTATATGGTGCAACTTCCTCAGATGAAGTTTTAGATTTGAATAAATTAAGAGATTTATTTGTTGACCAGAATCCTAAATTAATCAATTATCTAAATTTGAAACACATTAATATCATTGACTTAATTGATTATAAAGAACCGCTATCAACCGATGAATATTATTTTGACTATTA